GTGGTTTTTAGTGTCATATGTTTCTAGGTTAGGGTCACGGTGTAGTCCACGGTGAGCGTCTCTGAAACGCTCTTGACGATCGACGGCGAGAATACGACCCGGCTGAAAAGAATCCCCGAGTCCGCCGCCCCGGTTCCGTTGATGTGGAGGCCCGCTTCGGAAAACGTCCCGGAGACTTCCGGGGCCGTGTAGAACGCCGTAACGAAAAGTTGGTTGCCGCTCGACGTCGTGGACGCGACGGCCTTGCGAAACGTCTCCACGCCGAGCTTGGTGTCGCCGTTTGCCGGCGCCGTTCCGTCGGTTCCCAACGAGGTGAAGTTGATCTCCGCCTCCGCTATCGACGAGAGGTCGCCGGCGAGCGCCTTTGCGACATTGTTTCGGCCCACGGTTGGGATAAGATTTGAAAATTCATACACTCGTTTTTTTCCCGTGTGTATATTCGTGAACGTAAGTTTCCACACGCCCTTCATCTGATGCCTTTCGTCGAGTGATTTTTTTATGTCCATGTTTTTATATTATCACTTTTAACAAGTCGAATAAACCGCGCCTCCGAATTTTCCCTCCCGCCTGACCCCGGTCGGCACCGGGAACGGCGCGTACACGAAGCATGTGCCGGCGTCCTTTGCGTCGACGACCACCTCCCCCAACGTCGCAGCTTCCGCCTGCGCGTTGTGCACCTTTAAGGCAATAGGCGTCGCCTCCCCGAAGTCAATGGTCTCGAGCGCCGCCTGAATGAGGTCGAGCACCTCGTCCGGATCGATCTCGATCTCCTTGTCCTTATCGATGAGCTGCTTTTGCAGGAACTCGATGATGCCGAACGTCCTCTGCGTCATCAGCGTCGCGGTGTGGACAAGCTCCCCCGGCCCCTCGAGGCGCGTCGCGATCCGGCTTATGTGGAAGAACTCGTCGAGCCCCCTGATCACGCTTTTGACCCGGATTCTCTGCCCGACCCGGAGCCCCGACTCCCTCGTCGTAAAGCCCCCCTCATTGACCGTATCTTTCCACGCTATGAGCTCGCCCCTTGCCCTGTCGCGGGCCAACTCCTTTGAGTCGATCGACTTGTCTATTATTTTCTGCTCCCGCACCCCGAATTCGCTGATGCTCACGTTGTCGCGCGTCTGAATGATGACCGGAATCTTGGGGAATCCTCTTATCTTTATTTTGTTGCCTGCTGACGGAATCGTCGCGCTTGCGAGCTTCATTGCTTTTTCTTGGAAATTGTATAGCCAATCGAACGAGGTCGGATCGTCGATGTTGTCGATTCCGAATGTTTCCGCGACGAATCCGCTTCCCCGATCGACAAACCAACTAATGCTGCTATATCGGAATCCGAAGTCGAACGTCTCCGTCACGCCGTCCGCCTCCTGCACTTCCTCGAAAGTGTCCCCGTCGAACGTCCCGCCCCGGACGAATATGACGTTCCGGAGGTTTTTGATGTCCCGGATTATTCTCAGCGAGTTGAAGACGTACTTGCCCCCGGTGTCGTCGAGCTCGAACGGTGCCGTGAGCGTGTTCTTTGTGAAAAATTGGATGACCTTGTCCTCGTCCACGAACCAATCTGCGCCGACGAGCTCCGCGAGTTGCTGAAACACCTTGCTCGGTTGCTCGAAGTTGAACGCTATGAAGTCCACGGCGTTTGTGACCGTGGTGTTTTTCGTGAACCCCGCCGGGAGAAAGTCGTCGATGATGGCTTGTATTATTACGTCGATCGTCGTGCTAGTGAACACGCGCGAGACGAGCCGGCCGTCCATCTCGTGCGAGTGGTCTTTGGCCGTGACCTGTATCGTCTGAAGCCCCGCCTCGATCACCTCGTTCGACTTCACGATCTTGCCGCCGAACACCTTGACGGCGTCCTCGAGCACCTCTACGTCGTCGTTTAAGTCCGGCTTGAACGTCTTTGTCGGCGTCCGCTTGATCGCGAACTTCACCGTGTCGATTTGTTGTGTCAGCGCTTGGTCGAACTGAAACGTTTTCCAATCGATCAGCGACGTCCGATCCGTGCCGTTGATTTTGATTATTACCACTGACATTTTTAACCTATGCGAATGTTAAGGCCGAGCCGGTCTATGAGCGCGTCCCCGACCGTCTGCGCGAGCCGCTCCGCGTCGTCGGAGAACACGGCGCCGTTGATGTTTATGGTGATGTTTGCCCCGCCGAGTGCGCCTGTCGCGCCCAACCTGCGGAGTGGTATCACCGCCTCCGGGCCGGCCTCCCCTATGATCGCTCGCGTTGGCCGGGTGACGATTCCCCCCTCCTGCAGCCCGACGAATGTTCTTGCCCTTGTGAACGCCCCGCCGACCGCCGCGCTGATCGCCCGGGGGATCGCCGTGATCCTCGATATTATTTCCCCAACTTTCTCCGCTATCAGGTCGAGCGCGGCCAACGCCGTGCTCACGATGCTCGTCCACGTCCTTTCGAGAAAACCCTTTATTGCGTCGAACACGAACTTCACGATCTCCGCGAATCTCACGATGGTCGCACCCATCTGCCCGAAGTTTTGAATGAGGAATTCCCTCGCGAACACCACGCTGTCGTTGAAGATTCCGAGGATGACCCCGATGGCGAAGAAGAATCGCTTGACCGTTAGGAAGAAATTTGTGACGGCCATAAGCATTGCCGTGATTGCGTTCGTGACTTGAAATTTTATCTTTGTCCATGTCTCCCTTATGCCCCTCGCTAGTTCGAATCCCGCGAAGAACAGCGCGGTGAACCCTGCCTCGAGGAGTCGCACCACGGCTATGATGCCGACGACCACCGCCGTCGCCTTTATGATCACGGCCACGAGCGGAATGATGGCCGCGGTGATGAGCAGGATCGTCGCTATCACCAACGCTTTTATGAAAATTTTCAGGGTGTCCACGTCGCCGATCAGAAACTTCAGTAGCGGCAGCACCGTCTCGTTCCACACGGCCGCCAACGCCCCGAACGCTATCCGCACGGCCTCGATGACGAGCAGTTCCTCGACGGCCTGTTTCGCTAGGCGGAACGCCTCTACGATTCCCCCGACTACCGCGAGCATGATGTTGAACGCCTGATTCAACCTGACGCCGATCGTCTCCGCTATCGCTTGGAGCTGCGGGTTGAGCTCGTTCTCGCTCGTTATGGCCCACGCCCGGAACGCTCTGACGCCATCGAGCGATGCTTGCACAATCGGGAAGAATCCCTCGGTGAGAAGTGCCCCGAACACGAAGTTGACGTCTTTGGACGCGTCCCGAACGGAGTTGGTGACCTTTTGCACCGTGGTCATGGCCGCGTCATACGCCCCGGCGAACTTTTCCCCCTCGAGGAATATCGCGTTCAAAAGTCCGACTTGCCGTTCGGTTGTCGTCAGGCCGGCAACGGTCTTGCCGAGCTGATCCGCAAGTTCCCTGAAGACCGTTCGTAGCGAAATGTTCAAGCCAATCTGTTTGAGGATGCCGGGATTCAATGTTTGGAAGCTCTCAAGAATCAGGCGGTTGGTGTCCGCCGAGCTTCGCCCCACGGTCGCGCCTATGTCCCGGGCCACCGTGAGGAGCTTGAGCGCGTCCACCTCGTCGAGCCCCGCGAGGACGATGCCCCGGGTGATCTCCGTGGCCTCCAAGATGCTCTTGTTCTCGCTCCTGATGGCGAAGATGATCCTTTTTATCTCCGCCTCCGTTTTGCCCGTGTTGCGCGCCAAGACGGGAAGCGTGGCGGCCAATCTCTCGACGGACAGCGCCGTGTTGATCGAATCGCCGATGAATCCCTTGAGCGCCCGGCCGGCCGAGCGGATCGCGCTCTCGGCTAGGTTCGCCGCGAGCACGCCGACCCCAATCGCCGAGGTGAACCCGAGGAACGAGGTTTCAGCGTCCACCGTGGCGTCGGCGAATTTCCTTTGGTCGTCGCTGATCCGGCGCAGTTGGTTGCTCAAGTTGTCAAGCTGTCGCTTTGCTTGATTCTGCGCCTCGATGATGATGTCTAGTCTGCTTGTGGCCATGATTTATTTGATGCGTTTTAATTTTTTGTTTTCCCTCTCAATCAAACGCGCCTCCACTTTGTTCCGGGCTTTCACTGTGCCTAGAAACCATAGAGGCGCGTCGAGGTATTGTTCGTATGTCCAACCGAACTGTTTGCAGATTTCTACGATTTCAATTTCATCATCAATTTGTGTCGGGTACCCGGCGAGCAGGCGACTATATTGATATTCAATCGCCTCTATTTTTTTTTACTAAATCCGGCGATCTCCGCCACCTTTTCGAGCACGAAGGTCGTGTCCTCGGACGGCATGTCGAGGATTGCTTCGAGGACGCCCTCCGTCTTTCCGTCCACCGAGATGACGGTGAGCTCCACCGACTTGTTTTCCGCCTGATTGAGCACCTCCGGGTTTATGTCCGTCATGCCCTGCCCGGCGGCATCGATCTTGCCCACCTTGAGGTAGATGTCCTTGAGCTCGCGCATGTCGCGCCCGGTGATGTATTCCTTGAGGATGATCTTGTGCTTTCCCCTCGGTGTTGTAATTTCAGTTTGGCTCATGTTAGTAGGAGGCCGTTTCGTTAATCAGCGTGACGTCGAGCATCTTCGAATCGGCGAGCGAAAAGAATGCCTTGAACGAGACGGTCTGCACGATGAGGTCGTCGTTTGGAAGCGGCCTTGACACTTCGCTGAATTTCACGCGCGCGAGGTCGATCTCGAGCTTCGGGTTGGTTGTCGCCCCGATCGTGACCGCTGTGTTTTCGAGGGTTATGCGTATCGCCTTTGCCGTGTCCGCTAGGAGGTCGTCGATGAACACGGTGTCCCTGTACAGGAGCTCGATGGTTCCCTCGATGGAGAATTGCTTGTTGAGGATGTCGTTCGGGTCGACGTTGCCGATCACCGTGTCGTCCTCGACGTTTTTGTCGATGGTGATGGTGAAGTTTTGAATCTTGATCTCCGGCGCTGCGGCGAGCCCGGCGAGGTTTGCCGCCGTCTTGAACGTGCCGTTCTGCGGCACGAATATCTTTTTCTCGTCCGCGTCGACGAAGACCGGCGTGAGCGACGCGCTCTCCCCTTTCTTTGCCCTGATCTCGGCGGTGAACGCGGCGTACTCGTTGATCGCCGCCACGAGCTCGAGCGAGGTGATCATGCCGAGCGGGAAGCTCTTTGCGCTGTTCGGCTCCGAGACCGAGAACGTCAGCGACGGGTGCTGCGCGTCTTGTTTGACCGAGAACGCGTGCGTGGTCACGCCCGTCTCCGGCGTGTTTATCGACGGCGTGTCGGCCCCTATCGCGTTGAGCAGGAGCAGCCCGAACGACTCGACGCTGATTCGTCCCTCGAGCGATCCCTCGGAGAACTTCTTTACCACGTTGGCATCTTCTGCGTCCTCGATCCTGCCGACGGAGGCGTCTTGAATTGCCATCTCGACTTTTTCGTCGAGCGTGAGGTTGACTTGCGGAATGAAAAAGGTGGGGACGACGGGCGTGCCGCGCACCGACTCTTTTGCGATTCCGATGCTTGCCAAACGTCCAATGAATGTACTCATAATTATTTGTCTCCGTCGCCGGCCTTAAGCTTTTTTTCAAGCTTTTCACGGGCCTCCTCGGGAGAAGTTGCCTTAATGGTAATGTTGTAGGTTGGGAACGTGTATTCCTTTTCCTTTGGGTTCGACCCCTTGCTAGAGCTTTCGCCCTGCTGTTTGTTTTTCGCGTTTTTAATACTCATAATTCTATTATCGCTTAAGTTGTTAATATTGTAAATCGGCATTGCAGATTCAGTTCTTGAAACATCACCGTGCCGGGAGATGCCTCGAATTGACCTCTTGGCCCGGCGAGCGGCATGCACCAATCGACCTCTCCGCTCAAGTTGAAGTCATTCTCAAATGCGTTGATGATTTTGTCCGCCACGACATCGAGGATTCGGGTTGCGTCCGAGAGCTTGATCACGTCAACCTCCTGATAGACGACGATCGTGTACGTGATCGTCCGGAGATTTTCCTTGTTCGTCAGGAACTCTCCCTCCTCGTCTGACACATCGAACGTCACCGCCGGGAATTCCTTGAGATTCGGATCGTGGAAGTCCGCGACGAATGCGACCTCGGCGATCCCCTCGAGCAGCGTCTTGATCTTTGCCCTGATTGAAGTGAATGTTGCCATTTTATTTTGCTAGGTCGCGCGTTATCCCGTCGGCCGCGCGTTGGAAGTTTCTGTCGATCTGTCGCTGTGCCCTTTTTACTCCGACCGCGGCGAACCCCTTGATGGCCCCCTTGTTTTTCGACGGGTTTTTATATCGCCCGCCCAATGGAGGGATGTCGTGGACGAATCCCGCGTACGGCACCTTGCTCCTGAATGCTCCGAACAACCGGGTGGGCGTCGCTCTCAAGCTGTCCTTTGCGTAGCTTCCCACCAAACGCCCGGTGTCCACCGGGGTGATCGGAACTGTCGTTGACCTGATTGCCTCTATCGTCCTGTTTATCGCTTTTGAAACGTGCCTGCCCGTGATCTGCGGATGCTGCCGGAATCTCTGCTGCAATCCTTTCAGTCCCTTGATTTTTACCACGATAGTTGTCATGTCTGTTTTTATTTTACTACGTTTGGCCCAACGACAAAAGCGCGCGCTTGTGCGCGACCGTTACCGGAGGCCGGTCGTGAACGGCCACGCCCTTTACGGTGTATGTTTCACCGTCTATCGTGAGCTCGTCCCCCTCCTTGATATCCGTGTTTGTCGGAACTTGGAACGCGTGCCCTTGCCCAAATTGAAAACCGTTCGCGCTTGATTGCACTTCGTCGAGCGGACGAAGATGCCCCTTGACAGTCGCCACCGTTGTGAGCGCGCTCTTGTCGCCGGTGTACGTCTGTCGTTTTATGATAGCTGTTTTTGTATAAAAAGTTTCGAGTCCCATAGCTAAAAGTTTTGTCCAACATTGTGGCGCGTGTATCGGTCGATGACGGCCTTTTGCACCCCCGTCAATCCCTCGATCGAGAGCCCCTCGTTCTCGTCTCCCGGCGAGCGGTACTCGATGCTCGAGCCCTCGACCGTTTCCTTTTTGATTCCCTGTGCGTTTCGCCTTTGGAACAATGTTGCGACCAACTGTTTTGCTAGGAGCTCGAGGTCGTCCGGGATCGTTGCGAATCCGGCCGTGTATGTAAATCGCAGGTTCAGCGATCCTTTGGTCACCTCCCCGTGAAATCTTGGAACGTCGACGATTCCGTGGGCGCCGACGCGTTCCCCTCCCGGTGTCCTTGCGAAGAAGTGTACGAACCCCGCGTTGTTGTAGACGATGAAATCGTTCGCCGTGAAATCTTGAAATATCGGCGATTCAATTGTCCCCGTCCGGAAACTCGCGGTCAGCGTCGGGGTTGCCTTGACCGGCCAATTGTTGAGGAATATGTCCTGCTCCCCGCCGTCGTGCTCCTCGTCGACGTATGGCGTCTCCTTGATCCGGCGGCCGCCGAGCTGCCCCTCAACCCACTCTGTGACATTGTCAATGAGCTCCTCAAGGAGGGAATCATTGGAGGCGTCTGTGATCCCCAAGTAGGATTTCACCTTTGCGCGGTTTGTTAATGCGTGTGCTACGACGGCCATGATTTTTATTTTTTATCGTCGGCCTTTTTTGCCTCGGCTTCTGCGTCGGCTTTCGCCTTTGCGTCTGCTTCCTCCTTTGCCTTTGCCTCGGCTTCGGCTTTCGCTTTTTCCTCGGACGCCTCATCGGCTTTTTTGGCGCCTCCCCCCCACAGCTTCTCTCCGAAGTATTTCTCGTCAGCTTCGACTTGCTCCTTGCTGATGTCGTACTCCTCGCCTGCTTGGTATCGCTCGCCGTGGCGCTTGTACTCTTTTTTGCAAATAGGCATGGTGTTTCTTTTAATTAACTGATAATGATTGTGTCTCTATTCGGCCGGACGATTTAGGGAATCGCCGGGCCTTTAGAGATACAATCCAAGCTACGGTTATGCGGCCGCTGTCCTGATCACCGAGAACGCGTCAGGAAGTCCGACGGCGATCGCGATCCTCTCCGTCACTCGAAGCGCTGATTGGTTTTGCTCGAAAGCATTGTTGCCTCCGACCGTTGCCGCATTCGAGATGTCGAGAGTGACTTGCTGCCTGTCTCCGAACCAGATGTGACTGTAGTTTCCGAATGCGATGAACTTCGTGCTGATCGCCGTGTCGGAAAGCTTCGGCATCTTTTCGGAGAGCCACACGGGGTAGCCCCAAATCGAGCCGACCACAAGTCCGCCAATTTGGCCTCCCAATGCTCCCGGGTTCAAGACCGGGTTAGCCGCGCTGATGTGGTACGCCGCGTCGTTGTCCTTGAGCTTCTGAATCTCGCTCCAAATCTCGCGGTGCATCGTCCACGACGCTCCGTTCAGGGCCAACGGCTTGATCTTCGAGATGTTGTCGCGCAAGTCGTCGAGGGTGATGTCCGTGAATGCGGTCTTTGTGGCCGGCATTGTGAAGACGGTCACTCCCGCGTCTCCGAGAATTCCTGTGAACGGCGCGCCCGTTCCGACGAGCCCCTGCGCGTCCTCGAATCCTGCAAGCGCCTCTCCGAAGAGTTCCACGAGGAAGTCAACGATGGAGATGTTGGCGTCCGAGAGCAGTTCGTTCGACATCACGTTCAGTCCAACAACGGTCTTGGCGAGGAGCTGCACGTTCGCCTCCACGAAATCGCTAGGCGTGCCGGCAACGTTCTCGCCCGGTACCGTTACCGTGACGGAACTTGTGAGTCGGGGCACGTTGAGCGTGTCGCTCCCCATTGGAAGTCGGCGCGCGAAGCGTCGGATGAGTCCGAAGTCCTCTGCGATTCGGTTGATCTCGGCTGCGAATTCCTCCGGGACGGAAAATCCACCCTCACTCCCGACTCCCTCGGAAAGTACTTTGAGAGACGCGAGCGTGGCCATGTCCTTTTGGAATACGGCCTTGACGAACGTCACGTTTCGCTCCTTTTTCTCCATCTTCGCGATCTCCTCCTCCGTCTTGCCAATGAAGTGAGACGGGAACATCGAGTGCTTGATGTCGACTTTGTCGAGACCGAGCTCCTTGATCTTCGCCTCGAGCGCGGTCGCTGCGACGTTCGCAACGACTTGCTCGAAGTCCTTTCGTGATAATCTAATTGGTTCTTTCATTATTTTTTGCGTGCGTCCAATTCTCGTTTTGTAATGGTGAGAATGTTCTCGCACGCTTGGTACGTCTGCAAGGTATTCTTTCGCAATTCTCGAATCGTCGTTGTTGACAGTTCGCCAATCGTGTCGTCATCCTTGCGCGACCCGCCGGCCCTATCCGGCGTATCTGTGCCAAATGCCCGCTCGCTGATGCTCTCGGACAGTTGACTGATGTCAGGTTTGTTTTCTTTTATTATTTGAAATTCCTTTTGGCCGATCACCGCCTCGATCTTCATGACCTCGAGCAGCATCGCGAGCGCCTCCCGCATCTTGCCCACCACGTCGGCCGAGACGTCGTTGGCCTCGAACGCGCCCGCGAGAAAATTCAGATGGTCGATGACGCCCGCAAGTGCGATGGTCTCCGCGACGTCCTTTTGCGACGCGCGCTCCTTTCCTTTCTTTGGCCGGCATATCACCGCGTTCACTCCGTCCGTTATTTCGATCGTGCGGAACGTGCCCTCTTGGCACTGTCCGGGTGCGACTTGGCGGAATCTGAACGAGTTCTCCGTCTCGTCGACTTTGTCCGCCCGGAAGTCGTGATCCGTGACCCATGATCT